GCAATTTTTTCATTTCTTTTCTTGTGCAGGCGGTTTCTGTTTCATCGACCGCGAAACTCTCGCACGTAGAGAGTTCGTTGTTTTTGATTGCTTTCTGTAGTACTGTTTTTGACCATTGCTGTTCTCGCGCCTGTTTCAGATACCACCTGCGCGCATCTCTTGTCAGCTCCGCTTCCATGATCACCACGTTCAGCGTCCAGCCGATTTTCATTGCCAGTTGCAGGAGCGTTTGGTCATTTTCATAGGTCTTGCAAAAAACGCGCATCCGGCGCACGTTGCGTGGGGAAAAGCCTGTGCGGTCAGGGAAATTCGCCTGCAAGAACTCTGCGGCTGCGACCGCTGCGCCTTTCTCCGGGCGCTGGCTGATGGCCTTGCCGATGGCGTATACTTCATCCATTTGCGGAAGATTCTGCGTGAGAATTGCGGTCAATTCCCGGTACATCGTGCCATAATCCACAGGTTTTCTGACGTTCATGGTTTCTCCTTTCCGCGCCGCCGCGCATCGTATATTTCGTCGTTTTGCGAATAGCCTGCTACAATATTTTGTGGTATGATTGCCCTGTTCGTTTGATTCTTGCGAGGGAGGAACGATTATGCACTACACCGATAACGAAGCCGCCCTGATCGGCGGTCTGATTTCAACTTATTTCTTTCAGCCTGCCGTGTCCGCATCCTTGAAAGATGCCTATAGCCGCGTTTTGGAGCATCTGCATCAGAATGCCCTCACTTCTTCTGACCTACAGCAGATCCGAAAGGCTGTGAATTTTCTGATGCCCATGTGCCAAGCAAACCGGCAGACGCAGCGGGAGCTTATGGGAGTCAATGCAAGGACAACAGCGCTTCTGAATGGCTCACGGTAATTGTGGAAACGTAAAAGGCACGACGCTTGGTCGTGCCTTCGCTGTATGTTTTTGTTGAACGCTTCATTCAGCTGGTGCGGCTTTCCAGTGCTCTTTTTTGAAGTGGACTTTGTGGTAAAGACTTTGCTTGCCCACACAAAGAGGTGCAGCATGGAATCGAACAAGTAATCTCTTTTTACCTATTTATCGTTTGCTTGATTTCTGCGCCGCCCTTGATCCGCACCAGAATTTCGTCGGCGGATAGGATGGTCACACGCTCTACGATCTGACGGACAGCGTTTTCGTTCCATTCTGTGATCGTGGATGCGGTGCTCTCTATGGCTTGTTCTGCCTGCTTCATGCGGGTGCAGACGCGGTCAGTGTCCATGCTGCTTTGCAGAATAGTTTCTTTTTGCTTTTTGAGAGAGGTCTGCTCGGCCAGGATTTCTGCGAATTGTGCGTTGCAGGCTTCTTTATCGTCGGAATCAATGGCTTCCGCCAGCAGACACTGGAACTGCTTGTTGAGCTGTGCCAGACGACGTTCGATATCAGCGAGACTCATGGTCTGCCCCTGCACCGGCAGAAGTTCCAAGGAGACTGCATTCCTGATACGGTCAAGCAGGGACGGTTTGTCACTCATAGCAGCGTTGATGGCTGCCAGAATCGCCGCCTGCAGAGGTTCTTCCTTGATCGTCGGGGAATCGTGGCAGTATTTTGTGCCGTAGTTCAGGCGGCTGGTACAGCGCCAGACAGGATATTTTCGTCCACGGGACGTCCATGTACACCTCCGGTAGAGCGTTCCGCACTCGCCGCAGACGATCCGGTCGGATAAGGCGTATTTGCTGGTGTAGCAGGATCGTCCTGTCACAGCCTGCTTGGATGGGCTGCGCAGGGCGCTCCGACGTGCCATTTCTGCTTTTACAGCATTGTACTGCTCCCGGCTGACGATGGCTTCATGGTGGTCGGGCATATAGTATTGCGCCATCTGTCCAACGTTTTTGATAACCTTCTTGCTGATCACATCTGTCCGGAATGTTTTCTGGAGCAGCACATCGCCGCAGTATTTTTCATTTGTCAGGATACCCTTGATGGATGTCGTTGTCCATTTTGATTCTCCGAGAACCGTTTTGATCTGATTTTCTTCCAGCCAGTCTTGCAGATTGCGCAGGCTTGCGCCGCTCTCATATCGCTTGTAGAGTTCGCGCACGATTTCTGCTTGTTCTGGGATGATGCAGAATTTGCCATCTGCGTCTTTTTCATATCCATAAAGCCGGTAACAGGGAACCTTGAGCGTGCCAACTTTTGCGTGCATCTGCCGGCCGCGCCGGATATTGCCGGAGATGGATTCGCTTTCGGACTGCGCCATTGCGCCGTACATGGTGATCATAAATTCGCTGTCTGGCGGTAGAGAATTGATATTTTCTTTTTCGAAGAGGACACCAATGCCGAGTTGTCGGAGGATGCGCGTATAATTGATGCAATCAAGCGTGTTTCTTGCGAAGCGCTGGATAGATTTTGTAAGAATGAGGTCAATCTTTTTCTGCTTACACTGACGGATCATTCGCAGAAATTCTGTGCGTTTCTTCGTGGACGTGCCGGTGATGCCTTCGTCTGCAAAAATCCCAGCCATCGTCCATTCTTTGTTGGACATGATCTTGTCTGTGTAATACTCGCACTGCGCTTCATAGCTGCTAAGCTGTTCTTCTTCATCCGTAGATACACGGCAGTATGCCGCGACGCGGAGCTGCTTTGTGACCGCAGCTGTTTGCTGCAATTCCGGCTTCGGTGGGATTACAATGACGCGCGGTTTTTCGTCTGTCATACCAAGTCATCCTTTCCAATGATTTGTCCATTCTTGAGTTGCAGGCGCACCACCTGTCGCGTCACCAGCACGGCGGAAACAGTGCTTTGCAGCAGCTCCGCATTGAGTTCTGCTGTGCATTCAAAGGCCGTAAACAGCCGCCGCAGACGCTCGGTTTCGTATTCTTCGCTGCCAATGGTATCGTACTGCTCCTGCGCCAGCTTGCAGATCAGGCTTCTGGCAGCATCCTCGTCGAGCGGCTGCGTGTTCAGGATGTCATTCAGCTCGGCTTGCGTGGTGCTGTGTATTTGTGGCGGCTGTTTTTCTGACTGCGTGATGCGCTCTGGTTGCTGCGCCAGCCTGCCAAGCAAGTGCGTGACCTGCTGTTCGATCTCCGGCGTAGGCGGCTTGGAGCAGACCCGCTTGAGCGCTTTCTGTGCGGGTGTCCGCTCTGGCAGGCGCTGCTTGGTCTGCCGCTTTTCAGCGGCTGCCTCGAATAATTTTATGTCAACTAATTTAGGATAATTGTCTGCACCGGTGTACTTGGCATTCTCCAAGATCCGGGCAACCATGTTCTTGTTCCATGACTTGCTCTCGTCGTAGGTGGGGCCGGTTTTGTTCATCTGCTCTGCGATTTCCTTCAGCGACGCGCCGAGCGTGTATTGCAGGAAGATGTCCTGCACGGCTTTGGCTTCCGACTCGTTCCAGATGATCTCGCCCATGCGCATCTGATAGCCAAACGGCAGCTTCCGATTTCCCATCAGCGTCTTGTCCTTTCGATTTGCTCTAGCAGCTCCAAGCCGTTTTTCAGCCGGAACCGCAGGCGCTCATTGCTGTCTACGATGATTTTTTCAACAAGCGCATCGAACAGCTCCGCATCAAAGCTGTCGAGAAAATCCGGCCCGTCCTCCAGTGCGTCCATGAGATCGCGGGTGCGATCCGCCAGATCGTCGCTGTCGGTATCGAGAAGCCTTGCTTTTTCCTGTTTCAGCCTGCGGAGCTGTTCGCTGAGTTTGTTGTTGGAAGATATAAAAGTATCAGGATCAACGCCGCCCGCCTGTTGAAGCTGGGTTAGGAATTGAACCTGACTGAGTATGTCGGATATTTTCTTGTTGAGAGAGATGACGTCTTCGCTCCAAAGCATCCGGCTGTAGCGGATTTTCTGGAGATTGGAGAGCATCTGCGAGAAGATGGGTTCGCCATGGTGCTTGAGCTTATAGTACAGACGGCAGAAAGCCTGCTCTATATCCGGCGTATGATACGGTGGTGTAGGGCATGATGCTGCGTTCTGGAAATGCGTATTGCAGACCCAATACATTTTATCGTTTGTAAATTTCCGTTTGAGCGACCGTCCGCAATTCGCACAGTACAGTTTTCTGCTGAACGGCTGGTTCGTTGAACCAATGTGTGCGTTTTTTCTTGATTGCAAAAGCGCCTGTACTCTGTCAAATATTTCCGCAGATACAATCGGCGGATTACTATCTGGCAGCAGATACATTTCTCGTTCACCGTGGTTCCTGACCTTTTTATGCGGGAATGTAGTTGTTGAATAGCTTTTCCCGACCATTGCTTTGCCAGCATATCGTTCATTTTTCAAAATGTAGTATATCGACGAGTCCTTCCATGTTCCCATTTCGTGTCCCGGCGGAATCTCCTGTTGGGACAGGGCGTCTGCAATTTCGTATCCATTTAGTCCATTTAGATACAGTTGAAAGATGGATCGAACGACCGCTGCTTCGTCTTCTTTTATAGACATTTTTCCTTCGTGCAGGGTAAAGCCATAGGGCGCTTTGCAAGTATTGAACTTGCCGCTCTCCATACGTTTTTGGTAACCCCACTGGACATTTCCTGAAATCGACTCGCTGCCTTTCTGGGCCAACGACGCCATGATTGCCGTGACTATCTCGCTGGACACCTTGCTTGTGTCGATACCTTGTTCCTCGAACTGAACACTGACGCCGAGTTCCTTCAGTTCCCGGACAGCCGCAAGGCAATCCTTTGTATTTCTGGCAAATCGGGAAATACTCTTGACCAGAATGCGGTCGATCTTGCCTTTGCGGCAATCCTGCATCATGCGCTGAAAGTCTTCGCGCTTTTCAACCGACGTGCCGGTGATGCCCTCATCGGCATAAATGTCAACCATTTCCCAATCTGGGTTGTTAGAAATAAGCTCGGAATAATATTGGTTTTGGACGCGGTAGGAGTTGAGCTGATCTTCGCTGGAGGAACTGACGCGGGCATAGGCTGCGACGCGCAGCTTCCGCGCGACGATCTCATCGTGCGCCGGGATGACGATGACGCGCTGTTGTTCCAGCGCAAGGTTTCCGTTGGTCTGCTTCTTTGCCATGCCGTCCACCTCCCTCTGTAGCAACA